ATGATTTAACCGCCAGCCTGCCATTGAGTTTGTTTTCCCGACACAAAGTGCTGAAACGTTTGCATCATAAATCCTGTCTTTTCTACAAACTCCCATTGATAGCCAATAAACTCTTCAGTTCCGTCTATGCGGACAAAGTGTAAACTTTTTTGAGTATTTTTTACTATATTCTTCTTTTGATTTTCGAGTCCTTTTCATTCCTGTTACGCCTTCACCTCCAAAAGTAAGGTTACACAGTAGTTTTTCCTTTTCTTTAAACCTTTTTATTACATCAATCTCTAAGCAAAATGAGTCTTTTTCTGTTAGGTCTTTAAGAATAACTTTAACTATAGGGTTTCCGTATTTTGCGCTTAACCTATTCCAGTAAGTGCTTCTTCCATAGAACTGCATAGATCTTTTTTAAAGCCTTTGCCAACGTATAGAGTGCCGTTTGAGAATCTATGAACGTAAACGTAGAAGTCTTTTCTGATCATCGCCTGAATCTCCAGCAACTTGGAATCGAAAGGAGTTGTGCCAGGTGGTGATTCAATCCACGGTTCAGCCGCTAAGCCTAGGCACATCCCATACTATATGGCATAATCAAGAAGCGCGCAAACTAAAGTAATCCATGGAGTACACAGATATGGCAGGCATTGCACTAGCAGTAGACAGCACAACCGTTGTCCTTAACGGCACGGCCATTCTTGACCTGGTAGAAGGCGACTACGTTGTCATCACTCCGGCCAACCCGGCAACCTCGCACATCAACAGCATCAACGGCGGCGTGAACGTCAACGAGCGCAGCGACCGTGGCGTTCATGACTTGACGTTGCGCGTCCAGCGCTTCAGCGAGTCAGACGCATTCATGAACAACCTGCTGCGCCAGTCGCCACCGGTACTGGTCAACGGCAGCGTGAAGGAGAGCTTCAGCCGTGACGGCACTGGCGGCGTTGAGTCTTGGATTCTGGAGAACGGCAGCGTTACCACGCAGCCTACTTCAACCAAGTCCAGCACTGACGGCAACGCATTGCAGGAGTACGTGATTCGGTTTAGGAATGGATCGCGGAACCTTTAACAGATAGGGAATTACGGCCCTGCGAAATGTGGGGCTTTTTTATGCCTTTCTGATTTGCTGCCACAACGGACAGGCTGTAACCTTGAGGGATTTCATGTCCGGCCTACTGGCGGCACCGGCTGGCCTTTTTACGATAGGCTTGCTACACATGGACATTGGCAACTATGAGGGCGGTTGGCTCTTAATAAGCCTTATAGTGTATGTTTTTGTAGGATTAGCGTATCAGGTGGGCAAGAAGTGCAAGCCGGTAAACTCAATAGTTAAACAAGGACAATAGCAATGACCGAACAAAACACAGCAATTGACATGCTTAAAGCTATCCACGACGACCAATCTGCAACCTTGCCAAGTGGTCGGGAATACAAGCTAACGACCGTTACGCACAACCAGCGGCGGCGTGTGTTTGCTTTTTTCTCTAAGCGCCAAGGCGAGATCCAGGCAGGCGACTTTTCGTTTCTGGACTCTGCGGATTTTGAGCCAGTCGAGAAAGTAATCTTAGACACTGTACTGTATGAGGATCAGCAGCTCAGCAAGCTAAAAGACCACTTTGACCAGTTCCCGGAAGACTACGTAATCTTTATTACAACCATGCTAGGGGTTTACTCATACCCTTTTTTGAAAGGGAACCTTGGCGGCTAACGGTTCCGATACCATCGCCCGAGCCCAACATCATCAAGCGTACAAACCTAAGCAACCAGGCAATGATAGAGCACGCTCTGGTTCGTCATGGTTACGGTACGCTTGCTGAGATAAGGCAGATGGACACACGAGACTTTCTTGACGCGGTGGAGTACCAAGAGATCGCGTCAGCCATCGAGCAGTACCACATGAACGAAGCTCAGCGGGCACGGTGACACGGCCCGCTGCTGTGCTATACTTGTGCGAAATGCAATCAGCATAGGCTCAATCTATGGCCGTCGTTACTGAACTAATCACCAAATTTGGCTTTGAAGGATCCACCAAGCCTCTCAAGGACTACAACAATAGCCTCGGCGAAAGCATCAAACTTCTCGGCGCGATGGGCGCAGCATTCGGTGCCGCCACCTTTGCGGTCGCTAAGTGGGCGTCTGGGGTTAGTCAGTCCCTTCAACCTCTGTTCGATCTCAGCGAGCAAACCGGCGTGGCTGTCGCATCCCTCCAAGAGTTGTCATTTGCCGCTGAACAATCAGGCTCATCATCTCAAGCCCTGGAATCATCCATTAGCGGTCTATCCGCAAAGATCGGCGAAGCCGCACAGAAGGGCAGTGAGGAATTTTCCCGGCTCGGGATTAGTGTCCGGGATGCTAACGGCAACGTTAAAGACGCCGATGCAATCCTGGGAGAGGTCGGCAACAGCTTTAAGCGGCTAGGCCTATCAATGAGCGAGCAACAGGGCTATGCCGAGGCGCTCGGTATTGATCCCAGCCTGATTTCCATGCTCAGCCAGACCAGCGCGGAGACAGAGAAGCTCAAGCAGCGCGCTCGTGACCTGGGTATCACGCTATCGCCAGAAGATAAAAAGGGCTGAAAGAATATAACGAATCCATCTCGGAGATGGATTCTGCAATGAGCGGACTTAAAAACCAAATTGCCGTTGCTATTGTGCCGGAGCTTGAAGGCCTGGCGGAGGGCTTCAGCGATTTGCTCGCTAAAAACAACGAGTGGATTGTTGATGGCGTGGAGGCAACTGTAGAGTTTGTCGTCGACTTGGTTGACGCGCTCAAAAGACTGGCACCATTTATCCTGGCTGCTGGCGCGGCGTTTACCATAGCGACAATCGGCACATCTGGATTCGCAGCAGCGCTTGGTTTTGTACTTTCTCCTGCCGTTTTAATTACCGCCGGGATTTTAGCTATCGCACTCGTTCTTGATGATCTGATCGTAGCTTTCCGAGGCGGCGATTCGGTTATTGCAAACTTCTTCGAGGAATTTTTCGGCTGGGATATACAGCCGCTGCTTAAGGATATTGTTGCGGTCTTTAAAGAGGTCGTCGGCGGGATACTGGGTGGCGCAAAAATCATATTCGATGCCTTGAAACCGATAGCGCCGTTGATTGCCGTTGTGGGTGCCGCGTTCGTTGCGGCTACTGTTGGCCCTACAATATTTGCGGGAGCACTTGCCCTGATAACATCACCTATAACCCTCATCATTGCCGGGGTAGCCGGCATATTATGGGCAGTTAATGATCTGACAAAAGCATTTCAAGGCGGTGAGTCTGTCATTGCAGACTTCTTTCAAGAGTTCCTGGGCTTTGATATTCAGCCGGTTCTGAAAACGATAGTGTCAGGATTCAAAGAAGCATTTAAAGTCGTAACAGATTTAGTTACTGGAGTGTTTAGCGGAATGGTAAAAATATTCTCAGGCATAGGGGATATATTATCAGGCAATTTCAGCGAAGGTTTTGATAAAATCGGCGAAGGCTTCATGGAAATAATCGACTCGTGGGCCGAAGCATTTAGGAGTATTTTTGGGGGAGTGTTCGATTGGCTGAAGCAAAAGGCTCTGGATATTTTGCCGGACTGGGCCGTTAAACTTATCGGCGGAGCTGGGGATGCGGTGCAGGGAGCTGCGGATATAGCGGGTGACGTGGCGTCGGGCGCTGCGGATATAGCGGGTGACGTTGGCAACTGGGTCGGGGGGCTTTTCGGCGGTAAAGAATCCGGTGAAGATGGAGCTCCAATGCCAACACCAGTATCTGATCCAACATCCCAGTCTCATTCGCAAGCCATGCAGCCGGGCGGCGCTGTAACGAACGTCGGAGGAACGTCGAGCAGTGTCGAACAGAACATAAACATGGAGATCAAAACATTAGATCCCGAGCGTGCAGGTAAGGCCGCGTCCGACGGACTACAGCGGCAGCTTGAGGACGCACGGACCCAAAGCAGACGCGGGGGAATGTAATGGCGCTAATCGGAGAGTTGACAGACTACGCAAAAAACACCGGCGGCATACGTGACTACCTAAATTGGCAGTATCCAAGCGACACCGATTCCGACTCCGAAACTGTTGGCATTGGCGGTTATACCGCATTTGCCCAGGTGAGCGAAAAATTCAGCCGCTCTGCCAAGGTGCCTACCACCTTCCTCGAAGACGGTAGCCATGTTAACGATCACATTATCAGGGAGCCCCTTACGGTCAGCATAGAGGGCAACGTATCGGACGTTTACGCGCAGCCAAGCGCACCGGTGGCCGCATTTCAAGAGGCGCAAACGCAGGTCGGAAATATCACTCAATACGCCCCGGCGCCGCACGCAGGCACAGCTTAGCCGAGTATCGGGTCTAGTCAATGACTTTACCAACGCGGTTGACCGGTGGATGCTGCAATAGACGCAACGCAGGGCGCAGCAAAGTACCTCGGGCTGCAAGACAGCGAAGCCCAAACCAATATCGAGGCGTTTTTTGAAAAAAAATGGAAGGTCTTCAAGCGACTGATAAGCTAATCAAAATCAGCACGTCGTTCAAGAACTACACCGATATGTACATTACATCGCTTGAGGTCACACGTGATAACCAGAGCAAGGCGATCAGTTTTAACCTGGAGGCGCAGAAAGTGCGCATTGCGCAAACCCTATTCACAAAGACTACAGCCGCTCAGAACGCAGCCATTGCCACTAACGGCCAGACTGACGGCGAGACGGACAAGGGGGGCGCAGGAAGGTGAGGAAGTGGAAGAGAGCTTGTCTACCAATTTGGGGCAAATGTTTGGGTGGATTCCAGAATGAGACGACTGCAAAACATAACGGCAGAGCCTATCCAGCGGCACACTATCCTTTTTGAAGAGTCTGAGATCATCTTCACGCTGCGATTTTACCCGCGCACTCAAATATGGATGTTCGATGCGGAGTTCGGCGACACGGTGGTTTACGGTCTAAAATTATCCGTGGGCGTATTGCACATGCTCAGCCAGAATCAGCCCTTTGATTTTATCTGTATTGACCGCAGCGGAAACGGGATTGATCCATTCACGCGGCAGGACTTCAGCGGCGGACGCTGTAATATTTACATGCTGGAGGCGGCGGATATGGAGCAGCTCCGTGGAGTAGAGGTGCAGTTCTGATGACCACTCCAAGATTTAGCCGCGATTATATCCTCAGAATAACCGCCGGAGGTCTCAACATTGAGATAACGCCGCCGATCCAAATTGTCTTCGACATCACGAAGTCTATCCGGGGTGGCATTAACAAAATGAATATACAGATTACCAACCTGGCAGAGTCCAAACGATTGTCTCTTGTTAAAGATGCCGAAGAGGGCGAGAAAGTAATCCCGGTTGCGCTGTTTGTCGGTTATCAAGACCGTGTAGAAATGATTTTCAAGGGCACAGTCCAGACCGGCGGTAATGCACGGCAGGGGCCGGACATCATTACCTCGCTGGAATGCTTGGACGGCGGCAAGGATTCGCTGCATAGTTTCACCGCCCGCACGGTCGAGGGCGGGCGCAGGGCGATAAATGCGTGCGTCGCAGATATGCCACGCACAAAAATAGGCAAGATCACCGAGCGTCCGCCTTTGACGCGACCCAAGGTGCTAATCGGCAACAGTGCGCGGCTTATCGAGGAAATGATGGGACCTAATGAAACGTGTTATATAGATGATGAACAGCTTTACGCCATAAAAGACGACGAGGTTGTGAGCAGGTACGTGCCGGTAGTGAGTGCGGCAACCGGGATGATCAGCACACCAACACGGGATAGCAAACTGGTGACGTTTGAGACGTTGATGAATCCAGCTATAAAGATCGGCGGTCTTGCTAATCTTAAAAGTTCAACAGCGCCGCACCTGGACGGCATTTACAAAATTGAAACAATCAACTATCGCGGCGACAATTACGGGGATGAGTGGAAACAGAGCTGCACCGGCACCCTGGCCGCAGAGGCGAAATCTATATGACAGCGAAGCGGGAATTGACAGACGTTCTGAACGACGCCATTGGCGAGGCACTGTCCAACTTGCACACTGCCACCATTGCCAAAGTCACGGCGGTGCAGGCCAAAACCATCAGCGTCCAGCCTGTTATTAATCGCGTGGTGGCTGGCCGGTCTATTGAGCTACCGGAGTTCACAATGGTTCCGCCTGTGTTTATGCAGGGCGGAGGCAGCTATACAGCGCACCCGATAGCCGTCGGCGATTACTGCTTGCTGATCCTTACAGAGCGTTGCTTTGATCGCTGGTACGACGGGGCAGATTTTCAAAGCCCAGCTGAATTTAGAATGCACGACTACAGCGACGGCCTGGCGATTGTAGGCGTCAATCCCTTGGCCAGTGCAATTACCATACCAAGTGTAATCCAGCAGACTGGCGATACGAACCAGGATGGTGACTATACGCACCAGGGCGACCGGACGCAGGTAGGCGACTTAACTGTTACAGGCAACTTGCAAGTTAATGGAAACATTACATGCACAGGCAAGCTAACTGTGGCAACGGCAACTATCGGCGGCATAGACTTTGGTACACACACTCACAGCGGCGTAGACACCGA